GAGCGCAGCATCTGCTCGATCAGGTTGTCGCTGTTGGTGTTGGCCGGCACGACGACCTTGTGAGCGAAGAAGTCATCGTCCCGAGCGATCGGACGAATGTTCTGCTCGTTGATCTTGTCGTCATCGTCGACCTCGCGACCGTCGCCGACGAGGATCGCCCGCGCGATCTCCTCATCCAGCATGAGCCGCATCTCGCCCTTGAGGAAGACGACCACGTCGAGGTCCGTGATGTCGATGATGTCATCACGGTCCAGCTTCTGCTTCTTGTAGATCGTGGTCGGCGTGGTGATCCGCTTCGCGAGCGAGAACCACTCCTCCTTCTTCAGGCTGCCCTTGACGTAACCCTTGGCGCGGGCCTCGTCGTGGGTGATGTCGGCCGAGACGGTCTTGATCCGCGAGAACGGGGTCTTGCGGGTGCCGCTCATCACGACGTTGACCCACTCCTGCCGGCGAGCGATGAGCTCCGGCGTGTTGGAGATGGCCTTGGCGTCCGGGAAGAGGATATCGATGTTCTCGATACCGTACTCGACCGCGTGCTTCAGGAACGAGTCCTTGAAGGACCCCATCTTCTTCGCGTCTTCGACGATCGTCTGAAGCTGCGCGTGGGTGAGCGTTGCACCCTGCCCCTTGGTGGCGTTGCCTTCGAAGACGTTGGCCATGATGGTGTTACCTTCCTTATCCGAGTGCTCGATGTCGCCGGAGTTGTCGTTGGAGTTTGTGCCAGTGTTGGTGCTATCCGGAACAACCTCCGTGCGCTGCGGCTCCGAGGTGTCCTTGTTCACATCCGAGGGGCTGGTGCCGGGGTCGTTCTCCTCGTCGTCCTCCTCACCGTCAGTACCCATTGCGGACTGGGCGAGATTCCCACCGCTGGTAGCTCCGGCAAGAGCTTCCCCGACCATGAAGTAGACGACGTTCTTCTGCTCCTCGGTCATCGAGTCGAAGATGTCCTGCACCGTCGGACCACTGCTGTTGCTTCCGCCACCGGAAGCGTGCTCGACGCTGTCGTAGTCGATCGGCAGCCCGGTGTAGATGACTGCCTCGTCGTCGAGGATCTCGGTGTCGCCATCCGAGTGCGCGATCGCGATGTTCTCGATGACCGCACCGGGATTCGCACCCGACAGGACCAGCGAGACTTCGCGGATCATCCCATGGAAGACCTGCTTGGACTTCTCGATGAGCTGGTTGGCGAAGATAGACAGCGACTTGACGTCGCCGTGCTGAACGAGCGCCTTGGCCGTCTGGCCGGCGGGCGTCTCGTTGAAGAAAGCGTACGCGTAGACGCCTTCGTCGCGAGCTTCCAGAACCGCGTGACCCAGCACGTTGTTCGGGTCGTTGTGCGCGTGCTGCCACACCAACGGCACCGTCATCTGGTCCTGGTGCTTGAAGGCCTCAGGCATGATGGTCCGGCCATCACTGCACTTGAGACCGGCCTTGGTTGCCCAACCGCTGAAATCGCATTCGGTGAGCTCGAGCGTCGCGGTAGCTCCCATTTTGGCTGTCTCCTTTCAAGTGGGGTTAGACTACGAAGAACTTGTTGGGCTTCTTACTCTTCCCGCCCTTTCCCTTGCCCTTGGCGGGTGCAGAAGGCAAGTTCTTCTTAATCGCGTCGTATTCTTGCTGTGTCTTCGTATCGTACTCAGCATTCAAAGCTTCTCGACGAGCTTTGTAGTCAGCCGAAGCTTGCGCGACCATCGCCTTTAGATCAGCCGCCACTGTGGCCCGATCGGCCGTGGCTCCTGCTCTGGCGGTTTGCTGCTGACCTTTAGTAGAAGTGGAAAGCGCGGCATGTTTCGATTGTGCATCGGCCGCAATAGCTGCGCTTTCCGTTCGCCCAGCGTCTACAACTTTCTGCAGCTGGGCATTCGCTTCGCCATGGATTCTGGCAGCTGCGGCGGCTCGCTGAGCCGATAGAAAGGCACGCCGTTTATCGCTAACCCCATCCGGAATCGGAGGCAGGGCTTTGATCTGTTCGACGGCTTTCGCGCTGATCTCGTCAGCCTGGGCCTTTATCCGCGAAGTAAGGTCGTCCAACTTCCCTTGCTTCTCCGCCTCGATGGCTTGGTTGCCTGAGGTGGCCGCAGTTTTCAGATTCGCAAAGAGATCCTTCAACTTTGCAGTGATCTCATCGCGTCTCGCGGTAGCAGCGGCGTGCAGCTGTTGGACAGCCTGCTTGTTGGCCGCTGCCGCAGCCTGAAGGTCGCCTTTCTTTGCTATCGCCAACTGGTTCTTGGCGTAAGCCAGACCTTCCTTCTGCGTTTCGGACATGCCCTTGGTCGACTGACGGCCCTTGAGCTGGCGGTTCTGCAGGTAGTACTCATGGGCTTTGACCGGGTCGTAATATGGGTCGGCATAGTGAGCTAGGAATTGCTCGACGAACTCTTCCGCTGTGAGAGTCATCAGCCTCCCCCAGCACCAGTAGCCAACTGATCGATGTTCGACGAAAGCGAATCGAACACCTGGTTCATGATGGAATCCATCACCGCGGTGTCAGGAGCCGGTGGCTGCTGATCCACTCGCGTAGACGGAACCTGAATCGGCGCACCAGAAGCGTCGACCTGAGCCGATGGATCCGGAGCACCGAGCTGAGACTGCGGCATGTTGCTGTTGCGAAGCTGATCCGCCTTGGGATCGTTGGTAACCGGCTTGCGCCCAACGATCTGCCGGACCTCGTTCGAGGTGAGAATCTCGTTACGAGTGAACTTGTCCGCGATATCAGCCAGCTGGCTGATCGGAACCAGCTTGAACGGATCGCGATAGAACTCGACCGACTGCCCCTGAGAGCGGGCAGTCTTGGTGAGGAACTTCCGCCGCATCTCTTGCACAATCGCCTTGTGGATCGGCTCGATGGTGCGGTTGTTATAGTTGATCATGGTCGCTTCGTTGGCCGTGCCGTTCAGGATCTCCGGCGTGAGACCGAGCTGACCAAAGAGTAGTTCGACGAGATACTGGATCTGGGCGAGAAGGTTGTTCTCCACCGGCCGGTTCAGCTGCGTGATCTTCTCGGTTCCATCCGTGTAGGCGACGCCATACTGGCTGCCCTTCAGCTGGAACTCGATGTCCTTACGTCGCTGTTCGGCCTGCTGCCGACGCTGCTCGGACTTGATGACGTAAGGCAGCTGAATGATAAGGTCGAGCTTTCCCGATGCGTTGTTCTCATCGATGTTGTCAAGCAGCCCGAGCTTGCGAATAAGCCGCTGCAGCGTTGAGTTGGGCGCGTTCATGATGTCGTAGAACGGATTCTCAACGATGCCGACAGTGCGCTTCTCGAGCGTGATCTCTTCGCGTCGTCCGGTCTTCTCGTTGTAGAGCAAGACCTTGACGTGAGCCGGATACCACTGCACGATCTCACCGACGCGCATCGTCAGAATATCGTAGCTACCGGTAACCGCCGGGTTAAGGCTGGTGTCCACTGGAACAATTGCCGCGACGCCCTTGTCAAACAGAGTCGACGCAATATCAAGCAGCAATGCCTGCGGTGTCTGATCCAGATTCGGTTCGACCTTCAGACAGTCGTTGAATGAGCTACCAAGCTCTTCCAAATAACGATCCTCATCGTCCAAACGAACATGCCGAATCTCTACCTGAGCGATGTCAGCAGCCATTCGGGTGTACACCGAGGTAACGATCGAACGTTCATTCGTCACCAAGGTTCCGCGGCGATCCGGTCGAATCGAATAACTCGGTCCTAGATCAGAGGTTGGCACACGTCCCGCATCGATGTTGATGAATGCGTTGAATGCGTGCGCTAGTCTATCCCGGAAACCCATCTCTCACCTCCTCTCTAAAACCGGATTGGATGTCATCGCTGCAGGAAGCTCAGATCGATCTTGGTTCCGTACTTCTGCTGGTTCATGAAAGCCTTGCCAGCCGACATGACCTTCTTGTCCAGTCCAGAGGCCTTCAGACCACCGTATGCGCTTAGCGCAATGGCTACAGCAGCGCCGCTAGCAAACGGGCCGTTGACAGCACGATTCACTGCGCGAACGTTCTTGCCGATCGAAGCCTTGGCGTTCTTTCGACTACGCTCGCTTCGCGCCTTCTGTGCATGCTGACTCATGTCCTGCTGAGCGAGATGATGATCGAAAGCTGCCTTGTAGGTCGGGTCCTTCTTCGCTTTCGCCTCGACGGTATTCTTGATCAGTTTGCGTCGTGTTCCCGCACCTTCGCCGTAGAACATCTTGGCTCGGGCGAACTCTTGAGCATCTTTGCGGGCTTGCCGGTTCGTCTGCCTGGATGCTCCGGCGTAGTCGGTCTTGCGGACGCCCCACTTCATACCCTTGACGCCGAAGTGCATCAGGAGGGCTTCGTCGAGGGGCGGCTTCTGTTCATGAACCATAAGCGTCATTCGAACGCCTCCTTGTTTGCCTTCCAGGCGACGTAGGCGTCCA